ACTCATTTATGACATTGTGAACAAGTATACATGATTAGTCTTCGTTAATTGTGAGTGATGCTATAGCAAATTGTGGCTGGATAAGGTTTGCTACTGCAAGAGAAGAGTTCAAAGCTCCTGAGTAGAGGATTTGTCCTGCTCCTGATGCTGTAGTAACTACTGCAACGTGAGTAAGTGTAGCTCCTGTTACTCCACATTGTGGGAATTGAATGAGTGCTGCATTTGTAAATGAAGCTCCACCGTCTGTCCAATCTGTAGCTTTCACTATAGTTTGACGTGCATAGTTTGTATATGCTGTTTCATTGGTAATTGCTGTTCCTGCTTCTCCTGGGTCTGCTGTATAGAGTGCGAGATAAAGATTTGCACCTGCTCTCCATGAGGGGTCAGTACCCTGAAGGATAGCCTTGAGAACGTCATTCTCGGTTGTATTGGACTTAGACATAAAAGTAAAAGTAAAAGGTTAAAGTAAGTATATGAGAATTAGTATCATTTACAAGTTAAAAAATCTTAAAAAATGATCAAAATACTGGTCTTTCGGCTGCGCTTGTTGCAAATCTTAGATCCACAACTATATCAGCCTGTCAACTGTTCACTACTGCAACATTATCATTCGTGCTTGTTAGTGTATTATTCACTCATCGAATACGTCTATAGGATGACCCTGTTAGTCGTATTTCAAGGTTCTGTGTACTTGTTGAGAAGTAAGCAAATACCTCAAGAACTTTTCATGCAGGAAGAATAAAAGAGTTATCCTGAACAAACATTGTTCCTCATCGTGTTATCTTTGCAGTTGTAGAGCCAAGACTTGTAATAATTTCCTGACTATATTGTTCTTCTCTGTCTCCATGTTTCCCTATAAGCTTAACAACACGAAATGTAGCATCTCAAGCACTTCAAGCAGAAGACCAAACGTCAAAATAGAAATATTTAAAGTCGTTATTACGAAGAAGTCTATAATCAATAGATTGCTCATTGATTCATGGTACTTTCTCAAAAAAAGGATCTTTTGTTTCAAGTGATGTTGGCTTGTATTCCTTTATCATATTACTTTAGCATCATTAAGAAATGATCCTGCGATATATATATCCTGATAGACTTTTGGTGTGTATTCACCCGAAGTTGACCTATTAAGTATGATCTTGAACTTTACCCATGAGAAATTCGGTGTTTTTGAACCCATAGCAGAGAGTATTTGACTTGCATCGATCCTACATATCCCGACATCATTTGAGAGGTCAGTAAGCGTTAAAATGTTGTTAAATGTAGCTGAGTTATCAAGTTCCATAAGATTTGTTTGCATTTGTATTTGGATACTTGCTCATGTCGATCCTGTTTTGAGTTCATAAGGGAAACAAATGACCTCTAAACTTTTATCAGCCCATAAAGCACTTGCATCGTAAGGGATTGTGACGATTTCACCAGAAGAAGCACGACCAGAAAATCATAATCTATCTACTGTACCTCATACTGATCGAGCTTCGAGAAATATAGGACCATTTACTGCTGAAATCGGTGCATCATGGTTGTAGAGTTCTACGAAAGGCTTAGGAAATCAAGGGAGACTCGTTCCAAATCGACATACTTCCACTCAGTCGATTATATATACGAAGTAGTCTTGATGGATCGAACATCGAGCCGAAGAAGTGAATGTTTTACGTTTAATAAGCTGACTTTCTACTCCGTCTGTCTGGTAAAACCCTACATTAGAAACCCAATACATTCTTCAGCCGCTTCCGCACATATCATAAATAGAAATATCCTCTTTTACGTGCCAGTAAATAAGGTCATATGAACTTCCATTATAGCGAGCTTGGTATATTTTAATATCAGGTCAATCCTGGGTAAAAATATAGAGAATATCATTATAAAAATACAGTTTCTTGACTGTTATTCCGTAAGGAAGAGTTGTGAGAACTGTAGATACAGTAGATGCGTTCGTCAGTTGGTAGAGAATGCTTCAGATAGCGAATACGAGAGTATTTGTAGCCTGACAGACTGCGGTAACTGTTCCACCTGCTGTTGCTATTGTTGCTTCTTTGGTACTTAGGTCAGAGTTCATTCTATAGACACTTGTCGAGTCGAATACGAATACTTTGAGTGCCGAAGACGTGTTATAGAGATAGTGGGCAAAAGTATATCCAGAACCTCACACTGTTGCTGTTCTTTCTGTAGAGTTATAAAACACATTTCCACTTCCTGTGTAGACATAAGCGCTTCATGGCAATGCAAGAATATCAGTAAGGTCTGCGGTGGTTGTTTCTGTGTCGGTTGTTATAAGCCTCTCAGAGAGCTGTAAATATCGAGGATTTGATGATGGATTAATGTTAAACGAAGAAAGATACTTATTTCCTGTGGGAATAAAAGTATCGTCTGTTTCTCCTTCGTAGAATGTTTTAAATGTGTGCTTCCAGTCCATAATTAGTTTGGTACGTTATATCCTGATGGCATTTGTCTGATTCTCGCTCAACGAGTTCGAGTATTGAGCATATCGAGCATTCATGGTGCATATTTACCATTTACATACTCACCAAAGAGTTTTCCATTAAATCTTGCTTCAGCTTCTTGTGCATCGTTTTTTAGCTGTCTTCGTATAAATGCAAATTGTTCAGCACCAAGAGCGATAAGTGAGTGATATTTCTTGTGGATTTTGCCATTGAATACGTCAGCTTCAGCCGTACTTGCTGTAAGGTCAATAAGATTTTGTACAACGTACATTTTTATATCCCCAATTGTTGTTGCTGTTGGAGCAGGAAATATCATTACTGAATTATCCTGAATTGTATAGATAGGATTAGTCGTTGGCTGGTGTTCTTCGTACCAAGACACATCTTTATCTAATGAGTTTACGTCTACTTTAGTGGCTTTTACATATCCGTTTCCATAATCTATAGAAATCCCGAGAGTCTTATTTACTCAGTCGAGGTTTCCAGAGACATTTGTAGGGATTGTGTACTCTTTTTGTCCTGCTACAGTTGTATCAGTCGTAAACTCATTATAGAAGTAACTTTCTCCTATTTCTTGGGTGATACAATCCTCTATATAGTGATAGCTCTTATTGAGATCTATAAGAGCAAGAGTATCGCTATAGTTTCATGCGTTTGTTCATGTAGCAGAACGGAGTTCTGTTATTAAGGTTGCTCAGTTCATTGTGAAGTAAGGTTAATGACTGGTTTAAGTTCCATGTCGTGCTCTTCAATAGAGTGCATTTGCACGTTATCTAGAAAGAAGGTAACTTGTGCATTGTCGTTATATTCTTCACCTGCAAGGAATGTAGTACAGTTTCCAAGAGGAATAGTTACTATCTTTTCTCCAGAGTTGATGATATCAAGAAACTCTTGTTTAGAGATTTCTGCCATGTAAGAACCTACTGAGGTTTTGATTGTGATTTTTTTCATTAGATTTTAGGTTTACGAGTAATATTGCGAGGCTTGATAATTGGAGCTTCTACTGGTTCAGCTTCTCCTTCTACTACTTCTCATTCGATTTCGTAGCTTCTAAGTTCACCACGCTTAATCATCTGCTCAGCAATCTCTTTGGTAGTTTCAAGTTCTACCCCGAACCGATTTACGATTTTTACAATCATAGTATGTTAGTTAAGAATAAACTCACGAACTCCCCGAAGGGAATCCGCAGAGCTTACGCCTGAGTGACGAGCGTGAAGTTAGAAGTTGTAGTGTTACCTTTGTTAAAGTAGACACCACCTGTACCTGCTGCAACATCAGTGTCGAAGAAAATCGCACCTTTTGCATATCCAGCAGCAGAAGAAGGAACTGTAGTTCCCTGCTCCATAACGATGTATCCATTTCCATCGCGGAGAAGGACAGCACCAGTAGAGGTTTTTTCTAATGGAAGAGCCATAGTAGAGTAAAGTTAAGAATTAATCAGTAATCTTGAGAGACATGAGTCGCTCAGCACCTTCAGTAAATACCTTAGCACCAAAGCGAGAAACTGCCTTCATAGAGTTGTTCCAGTTGTTTGCCTGAGTCTCGTGTCCAACAAATGTAACTTGTGGCTTAGTGATTGCAGCAAAACAGATTGGCTTACCCTGTCCAGCAAGTCCCCAACGAGAAGTTGCAAGAACGAGGTTATTAGACCAGTAGATCTTGAGATTATCGACCATTCCAACAGTTCCACCAGTAACTACTCGATCTCCCATCTCTGTAGAACGAACAAGCTCTGGAGCCTGAAGAAGAAGACGTTTTCTCTTTGGATCGAGAACTACCCAACGATTTGAATCAGGAAGATTTGCCTGATCCATCTTCATTGCGATAGATGTGAGGAAGTCGTAGATATTAGACTTAGAAAGAGTAACTGAGTTTGCACCACCACCATTAGAGGCTGTAGACATATCGGTATCTGTAAAGGTAATACCTGCGTTTGTATACTGTGCCATAATAGCATCATCGTATGCAGAAGCAAAAGCCTCAACTGAGTCCTGAATTACCTGAGAGTCTGGAGAGACAGCAGTAATCTTATAGTCCTCTTCACTTACACGAACTGAGAACGCCTTGCGAGTCGTTGGAGTAAATGTTTCATCAGACTGAGTGATGTCCTGCTGTGGTACTTCATCGTAAGAAGAAGAGAGGTCAGAAAGAGTAATCTTTGCCTGACGTGGAAAGTGAACTGTATCGACTTTATCGAAGTTACCCTCGAACTTAGTATCGGCAATGTATTTACCGACAAAGGCTTCACGAAGCTGGCTCTGAAGAACCGAGCTATAGTATTCACCTTTAATCATAGTGTTAGCCATGTTTGAATAGTTTAGTGTTAAAGTTATTTAACACACATTCGATGACTATTTGAAGACTACGCCACCTTTCGCTTTAGTAGACTTCGCATTATATTCTGCTTGGTCTTTTGCGGAAAGTTTATCATACTTGTCTATAGAGATTGGAGAAAATCAAGCGGTGCTCGTGTTTCATCCTTCGACTGTAGAACGTGAGTATACCTTTCTATTTTCTTCTATTTCAGCATCTCAAGAGAGAAGCTCAAAGGCTTTTGCTCTATCGACCTTTCATTTAGAAGCGGTTACCATAGCTTCTATTTCATCACGGAGTTCTTTTGCTTGGGAGTTCCCTTTGTAAAAGTCTCTTTTTTCGAGGAGAGCATCAAGCTCATCTTCGGAGAGATTGCTAGGAGTTACAGTTTCAGGAGCTTTCTTGACTCACTTTTCAAGCATAGCAATTTTCTTGTTAGCTTTTTTGAGAGACTCAGCCGCCTTCTTCCATTCCATAGCCTGCTCGTAAGTGATTTCATCATCAGAGGTTGTGTTATCCTCTTCGTTATCTTCAGTTGAAGTTGCAACTTCTTCCTCAGTAACAGTTGTGTCGAGTTCTTCGACTGTTTCGTTTTCTGACATAAACGTAAAAAAAGTTAAGAAGTAATTTTGAAGGGATTGCTTTAAACCCTAAAACACATTTTGGTAAGATTGTGTAACTCTGAATGTAGTATAATGAGAATTAGTATCATTACAAATTTTTTTATACTACACATCAGAACCTACAATTTACTTTTGCTTTCACTCATTTTCCCTGCCTGAACTTTACTATGAGGTATTTGCAAGAGTTCAGTCCAGAACTTCGCTCTATTTGCATTTTCTACGTCTATTTTATCGAGTCAGAGAGTTATAGACTCAAAGGCTTTATCTTTACATCTTTGTATCTCCCCCTTGATATACGCTTCAAAGTTGAGATAGTCTTCGTTGGTAAGAAGTTTTTTAAATTGTGAGAGTTCCATTTATCCTAGATTAGTTGGTACTTGAGATTGCCCCTGTAACATATTAGAGGTCATTTGTGAAGCGTTAGCACTTGCCATTGATTGTTCTGCTCATACTTCTCCTGTTACTCAGTTCATTTCTTGTTCTTGGAGTCGTATTGCATTGTATCGAGCTTTGAGAGCTTTGTCTTTAAGTTCAGACGGATCTGCTGTTATAAACAGATTGATATACACTTGGTGGTCGTCATCCATAGAGTCAATTACTGCTCACTCCTCCATTCATTCGTTAATCATAGCAAGTTTAATCTCTGCACCGATTTCATCGCCTGTTTTAGAGATCATTTCAGCAATCTGATTATCTGAGAAGTCAGCAAGTTCAGCCCACATTCTGTAGTATTTACGCTTTTCTCCCTCACTTTTAGCACTTGCAATCAGTCCTTGTAGAATTACTGCTTTTTCAGCTTTATTGCTCTTATCTTGACTCATTTCACTTGCACCCTTTATATCGAGAGCAAGCATTTCTTTACCGATAAAGTCATCCTTTTTAAATACAAAGAACTCTCTTGTTACTCATTCAGAGAGGCTAATATCTTTTTCCTCTGCACTCTTCATGTTAGCGAGATATTGTCGATACCAGAGATTTTTCATCTGAAACTCTGTACCCCAAAGCATGACATTCTCTTCGAGTTGGAATTGAATATTAGCGTTCTTCTGTGCCATTTCCTGCTCTCCGAGGGTTTTATTAGAGTCAGAGAGAACTCCCTGCTGTGTTGACTCTGCACCGAGTTGTTCAGTTCCGTTACGTTTAAGAAGAGCAATCATTTCACTTGGTATTCCGTTTGTTTGTTCACGAGGAACTTCGAGTATTATGTCAGCAAGTGATTTAGCTGAGTCTTTTACTGGAATATCTTTTCCTTCGATTGTAGGAGTATTGAGAGAGTCAGGATCTTCGAGTTCTCATGCTCGTACAAGTCTATCGCCTCAGAACGTATTTCGATACGCCATAGCAAGATAAAGGTTGTACATCTTAGAAAGAATGCTTTGAGTATCTGCAAGAAGGTCTACAAGAGATATTCCAAGAGGAAAGCCTGTTACGTAGATTGCATATTGAAGCATTACAGGAAATGGGACAAGTGTTTCATCTGCCTTTTCTTCTTTAGTAACTGGCTTTAAGTAAACAAGGTCGTGAAGAGTCGTTCTATCAGCGTTAGTAACTGCTATATATTTCTTTCCATCACGCATAAATCCGTGAATATATGTTTCATATTCACGATTTGGAGTGTCGTCTTCGAGTTGTGAGTCTTTATTGGTTGCTACATCTTCAGCACTCTGATTAAGAGTGATAGTTCGAGGAGAAGCAAGGTCAATATTTGAGTATCCGAGCCTCTTCATCTGCCATTTTTGAAGATAAACTTCAGTAAATCCAAACCATCGGTGAGTTTCAATAGTTGGTCATCCATTCGGATCAGGGATCCACGAAAGAGGATCAATTACCTTAATGGACGGACAAATAGTGGTAAGATTGAAGTTACCACTTGTTTGTATTCCTACTCATACTTTATCTATGTTCTCGTAAGTAAGATAGTCGATCTCATCAAGACCCATTTCTTTTCTGTCGAACTTCCATACACGATTTGCGTTCTTTGCTCGTTCTGTATCTCATGCACGTCTTCGAGTCCATTCTGCTTTTGGTCGATTTGAATAGCGAATAGCCATTTTCATTCTGAACGCCTGAAAAACTGTCCTCACGTTAATCTTATTCTCGTCACGACTTGGAGAAAAGAAGATTTCTTTATCATCTCGCTTTTGTTGGCGTACTTGGTCGATAGCATTGTATCCTATAAGATATTCTTGCTCGATTTGCTTGAGTATTGAATCCTCATTCATTCAATAGAGTTTCATTGTATCGTATTAGTTATATTCAGTATATGAGAATTATTCTCGTAATCAAATTTATTTTTATATCAGACTATTTGCGTTTCTTACCGAAGTTCTGTAGGTAGAAGAAAGATTGCTTGATTGCATTATAGAACAAGCAGAAGAAAGAGAGTCTATAATATCATCATGCTTTCAATTTGGAAACTTCAAAAGCTCAAGTTCTAGTTCATTTATTTTATCGCCTCGAATATGCACTATTGAGTATGAAGAGTACATAGGCTGTAAAATAGATCTTACGCGAGCCTCTTTCTCACCTCTTGGAGTTACTTCTTCCATTGTAAAGTGAAAATCTCGCTTTCTCATTTCGTCTCTGATAGCAATAGCAAGCATTTTTTGATATTGCACGACTTCTATTCACATTTTATAAGATTGTCCCTTACTCTTCCAAAATCTCGCTGTTTCAAATACTTCATCTATTATTTCATTAGGAGTTGCCTTTAATTGCTTTACCTCAAGAACATATCGTAAATTAGATTGTAGATCATGTCATACTGTAACAAGTGCAGAAAAGTCTCATTCTTGCTTTGTGGATATAGCAGGATCGAGAAAAGATACTATCTTCATTCTTGGAATGATAGCTTGAATATTACCCATTTCTTCATATCGGAAATATTCACGCTTAAAGTCTCCTCAGCTTGCTATAAAAGGCTCTTGCTGATATTGTGAAGAAAAGAAATAATCGCCTATGTTCGTTCGCATTTCTTCTAAGTAGGATACAGGAAAGCGAGAAGCCCAAAAGCTCTCTCATTCGTCAGAAATAGCTGGTATTTTCACTATCTCCCAGTCCTTTTCTTTCTCTAGGATATATCATACAAGATCATCTTCTCTCCATCTCTGCATAATTAGACAAATTCCAGCCTCAGAGTTATGTCTACGAGAGAGGAATGTAGAGTCATACCATTCTTCTACTCGTTTGCGAATAGTGTCAGACTCTGCATCTTGTCGAGTTGCGTATGGATCGTCTATAATTAGGCGATTTCCACCTTTACCAGTGATTCATCATCCAACTCAGTAAATCATAAGCTGGTTTTGATTAGTCATTGACCATGCTCAGACTGCTCCATTGTCTCCTTTGACTGTATCTTTGAATATAGAGCGATACTCTGGACTCATAACACGATCTCGAATATTACGAGAAAACGACTCAAGAAGAGAAATAGAATGTCAGGTGTAAATAATGTCGGTATTTTGTATATTTCAGAAAGCCCATGCAATAGCTTCACAGATTAAACGTGATTTTCAGCTTCTTGGCGGTGTCTGAAGTATTAACTTCTTAGTTTCACCTTTCATAAATCTCTGGAGAGCGTCAGCGATGATTTCATGGTGCTTATTGATCTCAAAGAATTTGTCGCTATATACGCAAAAACTCAGAAGATTTTTCCGAGCCATATTTACCGCAAATGCTTTTTGTTCTTCTGTCATTATTTTAATGCTTGCGTTGCTATTTTTTTAATTTGCTCATCGTTTAATTCTACAAATGTATGTTCAGTTTTTTGTTCAATAGATTGCTTTGGCTTTCCATATAATCTATCAAGATACATTTCTAATGCCCTCATGTCTCACTTCTTAGCTTTGGCAAGGAGAGTTATAATAAGTTCACGTTCTACATCCTCCACTTTCTGGTCTTTAGCTATCTTTTCTATAGCATCACGAAAAAGAGTCTCGACACTTCTACTTCAAGGTGGTCTTCAAGGTCATCATGGATTTCAAGGCTTGAACTGTGTATCTTCTTTTGGCATATTCCGATTAGTTACCGATTAAATACGGTTGTCAATTTCTCTTGATTTCTAGTGTAGAATCTAGCTTTATCATACGATTGATTATAGTCTGAACATACTTTGGGTCAAGCTCAGACATATAGCATTTTCTCTTGAGTTGGTGACAAGCTACCATTGTTGAGCCACTTCATCAGAATAGGTCGAGAACTTTGTCAGCTCTATGATTTGCTATTGCTCTTGCAGGTATCATAACTGG